ACAAATCTACTGTAGTGCAACTGCAAGGGTCTGCCGCTGAAAGACACGTTTACAAGTTATTAGATAAAAGAATAAACGTTCACGCAAAACTTACAGATTTATACAAAGAAATACTTGACTAACGTATCATTAGTAACTATATGTTATATTCTGATAGTTAGAGGAGAGAGTTATGAAAGATATAACACCAGATAAGCTAGCAAAAGCTTACATTAAAATAAGAGCAGAACGATCTGCGTTATCGGCGCAGTTTAAAGAAACAGACGGCGATCTTTCAAGGAAGCTTGATCGTTTGAAACAGGCAATGCTTGACCATTGTGAGAGACACAATGCGGAAAGCGTAAGAACTTCTGAAGGATTGTTTTTTCGATCTAAGAAGACGAAGTATTGGACAAGTGATTGGGATGCTATGCACACCTTTATCAAAGAGCATAACGTGCCAGAACTTCTTGATAAGCGTCTAAACCAGACCAACATAAAACAATTCCTAGAAGAAAACCCAACCTTAGTTCCAGACTCTTTAAACACTGAGACGGAGCTAGTAATTTCTGTGAGGAAAAAATGAACGAACCTTTTGTACCAATAGAAGATGTAGCTAAACACTTTAGTGTATCTATATCGACTGTACGCGCTTGGGTACGTCAAGAACATATTCCTAAAGATACCTACGTTAAAATAGGTAATACTTATAGGTTTCGTGTTGGAGATGTAGCCGACGCATTAACTACTGCCGAAAAAAATAATAACAACGGTAGTGAGAAGACTAACGACGATCTAGATTTTGTTGATCTAGACGAAGATATATAAATAGGAAGTGGAGAAGCGAATATGGAAACGTATATAATAAAAAATGTAGAGGCTCTTTGGCCTAAAATTAATACCACCTATCATTTTGATAGTAAGGTAAACAAGTCTATGCCTTGCGGTGCATTAGACGACGGTGCAGAATACTCTATACAATTTCGTATGGATGACGTTACCGCAAAGGCTTTATACATGGAAATGTCTAAGTCTTACCAAGCAAACAAGAAAGATAAGTGGGCAGAAAAGTTAGAGCGTCCATTTGTCAAAGACGACGAAGGTATGTTTACCCACAAGGCTAACTTGAAGGGTGCATATAGCAACAACAAAACAACCAAGCCTTTGCAAGTTGACGCACAGGGTACGAAGTTACCAGATGACTTTTTACTTACAACGGGTAGCACTGTGAATGTTGCTGTAACATTTAACCCTTATGACTTTGGCGGTAAGCAGAACGTAAACTTGCGTTTGAAAGCTGTGCAGGTTGTTAAGTACGTACCTCTAGAGGATAGAAATCCTTTTGATACTGTTGATGGTTTTACCATAGAAGGGGATACAAACCCTTTTGAACAAGAAGCAACTCCTGCTCCTGTAGAAGAGGAGGAAGTTGTCGAAGAACCTAAGAAAGTTGTTAAGAAGTCGGCCCCACCCGCTACTTCTAGTGATGATGACTTGAGTGCAATAATTGATGATTGGGACTAATCATTAGCACTCCACCACGACTAGGTATTTACCGAAAGAATAATGTGTCGTATTCTGTCGTGGTGTCTTCGGCACTCATTATGGGTGGAGATTATGGAAACAAAAACATTTTTAGAAAATGTACTAGGGAGTGACGGATACTACAGCGTTCTAGCTTTTAATGATGAACGCAGAATACAGAAATTTTATGATTCTATTGATGCAGTCATGCATGCCGCAAACAACTTAGATACACAAAAGCTTAATACCTTTTACGGGCTAGCCACATTTAAAGATGGTAACAGTCGTAAGAGTGATAACGTACAGCACCTTAAGTCATTTTTCTTAGACTTAGATTGTGGAGAGGGTAAAGACTACCCAAGTCAAACAGAAGCGATCAACGCTCTGCGCGCATTCGTGAAGACGTTATCCTTACCTAAACCTGTTATGGTGAGTTCTGGGTATGGGGTACATGTCTATTGGATATTAGAAGATACCGTGCATCCTGACGAGTGGACTCCTATAGCACTTCAACTAAAGAAGATGTGTGTAGAGCATGGATTGAGAGCTGACCCTGCGGTTACGGCTGACACGGCTAGAGTATTACGTGTGCCAGGGACCCACAATCATAAGGGTGACACACCTAAACAAGTTAAGTTCCTTGGCATTGAAGAACCCAGGCTTGTGAACTTTGAGAGTTTTACGAGATTACTTGGGGGTGACAATATACCAGTTCCTGTAAAAGTTGACTCTCTAAAAAGTGCGTTAAAAGAACATCGGAGAGAAAATTCTCAGTATAGTTTTAAAACCATACTAACTAAAAGTCTCAAGGGTACAGGATGCGACCAGATTAAATACATAATACAAAATAGGAAGAGTATTAGTGAACCCTTATGGAGGGGGGGTATATCCGTAGCAAACGAATGTGAGGACTCCGTTAAAGCTATAAGAGTTATATCTGAAGGACACGAAGGGTATTCGGAAGAAGCCACGCAAAGAAAAGCAGACGGTATAGAAGGGGACTACAAATGCACAACATTTGATGAACTTAACCCTGGGGTTTGTGAAGGTTGTCACAATTTTAATAAAATAGATCGTCCGTTATTTTTAGGTAAGGAGATAAAGAAAGCTCCTATTGATTCGGAAATACCTAAATACCCAGAGCCTTACTTCAGAGGTGCAAACGGTGGGGTGTATGTAAGATTCACTAACGCAGATGGAGATCCAGAGGATAAACAGATATACCATAACGACTTATATGTTATTAAACGTATACGTGATGTAGAAATGGGAGAAGCTATTGTAATGAGACTTCACTTGCCAAGAGATGGGGTAAGGGAGTTTACAGTACCACTAACTTCTGTAACATCAAAAGAAGAACTAAGAAAACAATTATCTATGCAAGGCATAGCAGTAACAAGGATGGACGAACTAATGCAGTACACAACAACGTGGGTAAATGAATTACAGATGCAAAGCGAAGCTGATGAAGCACGTAGGCAGTTTGGTTGGACAGATGATGAATTTAGTGGGTTTGTTCTTGGCAATGAAGAGGTGCGAAAAGACGAAATAAAATTTAACCCTCCTGCTACACCAACATTACCATTGTTTCATTTGTTTAAACCTAAGGGTACGTTAGAGGGTTGGAAGGATGCAGCTAATTTTTACAACCGTGACAACTTTGAACTTCATCAATTTATAGTTGGTACGTCTTTTGGTTCTCCACTTATGGCTTTAGCTCCTATAAACTGCGCAGGGTTGCATCTGCAAGGTCTTACAGGTGTGGGTAAGACAACAGCTATGAAAGCGGGTTTAGCTATATGGGGTAATCCATCTGAACTACTTTTAGAAGAGGAAGATACAAAGGCTTTTAGTATGAACAGGGGAGAATTATACCATAGTCTACCTTTTTATTTAGATGAAATTACAAATATGTCAGGTAAAGAAATGTCTGTTTTGGCTTATCAAATTACAGGCGGTAAACAACGTGGGCGTATGTCAGCGAACAGTAATGTGGAACGGTCTAGAGGTAAACCTTGGAAACTAATTTGTGTTACGTCAGGTAACACAAGCATGATAGAGAAAATAAGTTTATATAAAGCAATACCTAAAGCCGAAGCACAAAGAGTATTGGAGTGTAGAGTAGCAGGAAAAGTTTTTGATACTAAAAAAGAAACTGATGAACTGTTAGCCGCTATAGATGCGAACTACGCTCATGCAGGTAAAATATATATACAGTATGTTATGAATAATTTAGACGAGGTTAAAAAACTTCTTATCGAGGTTCAGACAAAAGTTGATAAAGCCGCAGGGTTAAAAGCTGAAAATAGGTTTTGGTCTATACTTGTCTCTTGTACGATAACAGGAATATTACTAGCAAATAGGTTAAATCTTATTAATTATGATACAAAGAAAGTATTTGCGTGGGCAATAGGTTTATTAAAAACTAACAAAAACCAAGTTGAAGATATGAGCATGTCTGTAGAAGAAACTCTTAATAACTACATACACGAACATTGGAGCAATGTGCTATGGATAAAAAGCACAGATGATTTGCGTAAGCAAGATGGTAAAGTTGATGACGAGGTTTCAGAACTTATTATACCTGAAGCTAACGCTAGAGTTAAGTTTGTTGCACGATATGAGACAGATCTAAAACGTGCGTACCTTATTCCTAAACCATTAAAAACTTGGTGCGGTGAACAACAGATAAATTATAGTTCATTTGTACATGATCTTAAAACAAAATTAGGTGCTAAAAGCGCGAAAGTAAGATTGAGTAAAGGCACAAAGTTACAGCTCCCCGCAACGGATGTATTAGTAGTAGATTGTTCTATAGAAAATGAAAATAAGACAAGGCATACTGAAGATACATGATCTTTGTCCTGACGGAGTACGGATCGTAGTAAACTGGGAACACATGGTAACAGGTTCTTCTGTGTTTATCTTATGTATCAACACCCAGGCGGCAGTACATAACTTGGTAAAGATAGCAGAAGACAAAGGTTGGCAGGTAGAAATAGAAGTTCGTACAGAAAATAAAAAATTAGGGGTTCGCATGTGGAGAATTGTGTGATATGGGTGACAAGACAGATGCATTTCTGTCACTCTCCCTCCCATACTAGACCGCCTTCGGGCGGTCTTTTTTTAATTTTCTTCGTAGGGTTTAAATACAGTATCTAATGTGGAACTTATCACACTAGGAGGAGGACCCCAATCTTCGCCGCTAATTTGCAGCCTACGTTTTGTAGCTTCGTTAAGTATTGTTCCATGATGCGCACCCATAGATGTTTTCATGTTGGTCCTTATAGACCTTTTAATATCTTTAATTTCTATTGCAAACTCTGGATACTTTTTATTAAATTTTCTAAGCTCTTTAAATATTTTAGGTAACTCATTTTGTTTTTGCATTCTTATGGCAGCATATATTTTTTTATAAATTCCATTATGTTCTGATACTATAGCCCTATCTATCTTTTTAAGTTGGGCGTTTTCTTGTAACTGTCTAGAATAGTTAGCAGGTGCAAAACCTAGCAACTGAGCAAGTAGCCCCCCTGCGCTAATGTCTTCAACAATCTTGTCTCCTCTGCGAGTCAACGCTGTACCTTCACTGAAATCAGACCAACGATAAG